CCGATTACCCCTGGCGATTATGTCGCGTTAATTGTGGCAAGCGAAAAGAAAGAGACAAAAGCGAAAACAGGTTATTATCTGGAATTTACTTTTCAGATTGTCGAAGGCGAATTTAAGGAACGCCGAATTTGGGACCGTTTGAATTTATGGAACGCAAACAAAACCGCGGTAAAGATTGCCAATCAGCGATTGGCCGAAATCCGGAAAGCGACCGGAATTTTGAACCCGTCCAGTTCCGAAGAATTACACGACAAACCGTTGTTATTGAAAGTCGTAACGCGAACGCGAAGCGATACGGGAGAACTTACTAACGAAATTAAAAAGGTTTCTTCGGTTGCATCGGTTCCGGTTGAATCAAAGCCGGAAACGACAAACGCAAGCCCCTGGAATGATTAGTAAGTTTTGCTTTCAAGTATCGGAGAGAACACCAAAGCCGATACAAACTGAGTTCCGCGGTTTACCCGCGTTGAAATCTTTTATAAAAAACCGCCCCGGCCGTCGGGGATCCAGGTGTTAAGTTCGGCGGTGTTTACCTTTCGGGGTGTCGGACTTAGCTACAGAATGTAAATCTGGCCGGCATGTTGCAGTCGTTTTACATTCAACGGGCGATACGTTTTTGATATCGCATTTTTGCGGTTTCCCGATTCCGCTTAAAAATCGGGGTTTTGTTTTTACAAAAAAGGGAAATGATGGATTATTACGAATATCTAAAAATAAAAGAACAAAAGCCAATTGAGCACGGCTTCGATGTTGACATTGACGACCTCAACGAAAACCTATTTGATTGGCAGAAGAACGTAGTTCAGTGGGCTTTGAAACGTGGAAGGGCGGCGTTATTCGAAGAATGCGGGCTTGGGAAAACCATTCAGCAATTGGAATGGGCAAGCCACGTAGCAAGGAAAACCGGGCTCCCCGTAATGCTTCATTGTCCTGTTGGAGTTCGACAGCAGACTTTACGCGAAGCGAGGAAATTTGGAATCAATAGAATTGTTCCTGTTAAGGTTTGCGATGATCAATCTGATGTTTTGCCGGGTTCAATCTGCATTGCCAATTATGAAAAACTTCACCGATTCGACCCGCATCAGTTTGGAGGGGTCGTTTTAGATGAATCATCTATTCTTAAAAACTACAGCGGAAAGATAAAAAAGCAGCTCGTCGATTCCTATAAAGACGTTCGATTTCGTTTGGCTTGTACTGCGACCCCCGCTCCAAATGATCACATGGAACTCGGAACCCATTGCGAGTTTTTAGGGATCTGTGAACGGGTCGATATGCTTTCAAAGTATTTCATTCACGACTCTGGAGATACTTCGAAATGGCGATTGAAAAAACACGGCGTCGACAATTTTTGGCAGTGGGTTTCCACGTGGGCGATTTGCATGGCATCCCCATCGGATGTTGGAGGATGCGATGAAGGCTACAACCTGCCGCAATTGATTGTGGATCGACATACCGTAGAAGTAAAAGAAGAAGCAACCGTCGCCGGATTGCTGTTTAATACTCACGGGCTATCGGCCACTAACATACACGAAGAAAAGCGTTTAACGTGCGAAGCCAGAATGGAAAAGGCTATCGAATTGACAAATAGATTTGACGGGCCTTGCATTGTCTGGTGCGATACGAATTACGAATCTGATGTTTTGCGTGACCGATTACCGCACGCGGTGGAAATCCGCGGCAACGATAGCGAAAAACATAAAGAGGAAAAACTAACATCTTTCTCAAATGGAGAAACCCGCATCATTATTACGAAACCGTCGATTAGCGGATTTGGAATGAACTGGCAGCATTGCAATCATCAGATATTCGCGGGTTTGTCTTATTCATTCGAGGCATACTATCAAGCCGTTCGGCGATCATGGAGATTTGGTCAGAAAAAACCTGTTTATGTTGACATTGTTTTAGCTGACAGCGAAAGCGGGATTCAATCCGCTATATCAAGAAAGGAAAACGATTTTGAGTTAATGAGGTCTGGAATGGCCGAAGCGATGCGAGGAATGGTTTCATTTAGCGATCATCAAAGCCGAAAGAAATCATACGAACCAAAACTAAAGATGGAAATTAAATTACCTGGGGAAGAATAAAATGACTGCTTTATACGATCAAAACTTTGGCGAGAAATGGACAATGTATCACGGCGATTGCGTCGAAGTCGTGGGATGGCTTCCCGATGATTCCATTGATTATTCGGTTTTTAGTCCGCCGTTTTCCAGTCTTTACACTTACAGCGATTCCGAGCGAGATATGGGGAATTGCGAAACCGACGAGGAGTTTTTTCAGCATTACCAGTTTTTAGCTGACCAGCTTTTTAGAGTGATCAAACCTGGTCGATTGTGCTCGGTGCATTGTATGAACTTGCCCGCGTCCAAATCCCATCATGGCTACATCGGGATCCGTGATTTTCGCGGGGACATCATCCGATCCATGATCAAGGCTGGGTTTATATTCCATTCCGAGGTTTGCATCTGGAAGGATCCTGTTGTTGACATGCAAAGGACCAAGGCACTTGGGCTATTGCACAAGCAGGTTAAAAAGGACTCGGCACGAAGCCGAATGGGAATCCCTGATTATGTATGTACGTTCAAGGTTCCAGGCGACAACGAAGAACCAGTCGAAGGACCGTTTACGCACTACGCGGGAGATCCGGATTGTTTTGAGTCTAACGGGGATTATTCTATTGACGTTTGGCAGCGTTACGCATCGCCGGTTTGGGCCGACATACGCCAAACTAACACGCTGAATTTCAGAATGGCACGCGACGGAAAAGACGAGCGGCATATCTGCCCGCTACAATTAGACGTTATCGAGCGTTGTCTGCAATTATGGACAAACGAGGGCGATTTGGTTCTATCGCCATTTGGCGGGGTGGGATCTGAAGGATACCAATCTATTTTGCAGGGACGCAGATATGTTGGGGTAGAACTTAAAGATTCCTATTATAAGCACGCTTGCCAGCATCTAAACGCGGCAGAAGTTGAATTTAATAGTTCAAAACTATTCTGATAAGTTTTTACAAAAAGGGGAAATGATGAAAACAAAAAGAAGAAACCGAACGCTTAGGATTAGACCAATCAAAACAAAAAAAGAAATCACGCTAAGAGATTACCAAAGCGAAGCGGTCGCGGCCGCTTGGGATTGTTGCAGGGATAAGAAAAACCCGCTAATCGTCTTACCGACCGGGGCGGGGAAATCCTTGGTTATCGCGCAGCTAATCAAAGACGCTATCGGGTGGGATGGGCGAATCGTTGTTTTGGCCCATCGGAAAGAATTGCTAGAACAAAACGCCGCGGAAATTCAAGGTTTAACCGGTCGCGAAGTCGGCATTTATTCAGCGGGCTTGAATCGAAAAGAACCCGAAGCCGATATTGTTTGTGCCGGAATTCAAAGCATTTACAAAAACGCGGAGTTATTGGACCGACGACACCTGGTTATCGTAGACGAAGCCCATTTAATCCCCGACGACCAAACCACAATGTACGGGAGATTTTTAGCCGACATTCGAGCAATCAATAAAACGGTTTTCGTTATCGGTTTAACCGCGACCCCATTTAGAACCGGCGAAGGCGAATTAACCGAAGGCGAATTGTTCGACCAGATTTGCTACGAAGCCCAAATAAGCGATTTAATCAAAGCCGGTTATCTTTCGCAATTGACAAACGAAAAAACAAATTGCGAAGTCGATTCGAGCAAACTACCAAAAGCCCGCGGGGAATTTACGACGCGGGGGATGGAATCCGCATTTGACCAAATCACGGTCGCAGCGGTCGAAGAAATCCTGGACGCGACCAGGGAACGAAAAAGCGTCTTGGTTTTTTGTGCGGGAGTTAATCACGCGGAAAAAGTAAAACAGGAATTCGAAACAAAGACTTCCGAACCGGTCGCTTTGATAACCGGGGAAACCCTACCACTAGAAAGGGCGGCTTACATTCGCGATTTCAAGGCGGGGGAAATTAAGTATTTGATAAACGTAAATGTTTTGACAACCGGATTTAACGCGACCCGAATTGATTGTGTGGCGGTTTTGCGTTCGACGACTTCGGCGGGTTTGTTTGCCCAAATGGTCGGGCGGGGCTTACGAACCCACGATGGAAAAGAAAATTGTTTGGTTCTGGATTTCGGAGAGAATACCCAAAGACACGGAGCATTAGACGACCCCGACTTTGGACGCAAGAAAAGCAAAAGCGACGAAGAAGGGGAAGCCCCGAAGAAGTCTTGCCCCAAATGCGACGCGGTTTGTTCGATTAGTTTAAGGGTTTGCCCCGATTGCTATTTTGTATTTAGCGAAGAAGAACCAGGGCCAAAACACGAAGCGACCGCCGACCATTCCGCGGAGATATTAAAAAGGTTTCCCCAGGAACCGCGGGAATATCGGGTTTCCCAAGTTCTATGGAACTTTAACAAGGCGAAAGCCGAAGGGAAACGCGACACAATGCGAGTCGATTACTATGTTTACAAAGACGAAGAAGAAGGTAATTTGGCCGACACCATGCAAATCTCCGAATGGGTTTGTATTGAGCACGAAGGTTTCGCGTTAAAGAAGGCGAAAGAGTTTTGGGTAGACCATTCCGCGAATATGTTTCCCGATAGCATTTGGGACGCCCTGGCGGTTTTTAATGAAGGCGGGGCAAGAAAGCCGACTAAGATAACCGCGAAACGCGAAAACGGGTTTTGGCGGGTTACCCAAAGAGAATTCGACCAAGAGATACCGAAAGTAGAATTATCACAATTTTATAGCGACGATGATATTCCGTTTTAAGTAATTAAGAAAAAAGGGGTTTGGTAATGTGCGATTGTAAAAACGAATGGGATGATGACGAAAGCGAATGGGATGGAAGTTACAACAGTTCGAAGATTTGGAGTAATTTAGTAATAGACAGGGGTTCTATTTTTTTTGTATTTCAAGAAAAGGAATCCGGGAAATGGTTTTACTGGGAAAACGAAGGCTGGGTTCGAACCAGACGTAAGAAAAAGAAATGGGAAATAGAATTAGATGGGCCAGTTTTGGGAAGTCACGTTTACGATTTAGAGCCGGTTTTTTGGTGGGATTGTTTTATTCATACGATAGGCGACTGCTATCGCGTTTGGGGAAAATCTTCGTTGTCGATGCAGTTTTTAAGAAAAAAGCAATTCGAAGAATTTATAAAAGACAAAGAAATAGAAGCGAAGAATTAAAAGGGATTTAGGGGAATGAAAGTAAAAGAAGATTATATTTTTTGTTCTATTTGTGAATCGAAATTAAATAAAAACGAATATGAATTTTTAGACGTTTATTCTGATTTCCACGGTCGCGATGTTATCAAATTCAAATGTAAAAAATGCGGCAAAGAAACAGAATCGTTTGTTTTTATCGGCAAAAAATAGAGATTAAAAAAAGGGATTTAGGGGAATGGAAATTAAGGGATTAAAGCAATGGCTTATCTGGAAAATGAAAGACGGGCGCAAGGTTCCGCTAAACAAGTGGGGCCAATC